TGCTTCTCCCATGAATCTTTTGAAGTTATCCCAAAGGATTCTGTTCGGACAGAAGAAGTAGTAGAAATCAATGTACGCATCGTCAAAGACAGGATATTTTGGTGTGGTCATGCGGATGATTGCCGCTGTGTTTACACTGAAAGTGTCACCCGGAAGAACTTCATCAACGTAGAACGGAATTAGTTTGCCTGCATCGAAGGTCGTCAGAATATTCTGGTCTCGCTTAAAGCGTGTCCGGCTGACGTGTGTTTTTGGCACTTGGTTAAAGTGTCTCTCATTATTCCGGTTCATTGTTTTCCTCCTGCTTCTTTGTCTCGTTTGCGGCCTTTTCCTGCATCCTCTGCAGTTCCATTGCTTTGGCCTGTGCCGTTGCCATCATGGCGTGATACTCGTGAATGTTGGTAGGCCATTCGGTTATATCCATCGTTTCGTCTGTTTTTGCGCTGTCTACTAGACTTTTTGCGAACTCAGGGTCAAAACTGGCTTTGCGGACAATGTTTTTGATGTCGCATTCGTCTGCATAGCTTTCAATTTCGGCCTGAATGTCGATTGGTTCGGTCTCAATCAGCTTTTTATTCTCTTTTTCGTCTTTTCCCCAGACGTACTGTTTACGCAGTTTTTCACCCGGATTTGAAAAGAAGGGCTTTCGCCCCTCTTCATATCTTTTATTCATTCGGTTTGCCCTCCCAGACCTTTTCCGGTTCGATGCTGTCGAAGCTTCCAGTTTCATCGTTGAAGTTTGCGATATGGTAGCCTTTGTAGTCTTCGGGTGACTGGCCCAGGAACGTTTTTTCGTCCTTTGCCATGATACTGCACATTCGTGCAAAGGTTTCGTTGCTCTTGCTTTCTCCGATGTAGCAGTAGCACTTTGCTACGCTGTCATAGATTCCATAGTATCCGTGAATCATGTTTTTCTCCTTTACAGTCTGATGCCGCCCCGCATGGGTTTTTGGCTGAGGTTGATACTCTTCGTCTTTCGTGCCGTTACGTTGAACATTCTCTTGTCAGTGCGTACCGGCATCCGCTGCCTGTGCTTCATTTGTGTACTCCCTTCTGATTAGTTCCATTTCGATGTCGTTAGCCCATTTCTTCATTATCCAGATTCGATTAATGAGCTTTTCGGCATCTTCCAGCTTGGATACTTTTTTTATCAGCTTGTATCCTGCTTCTATCTGTTTGTATAGCCTTTCTGCCTCTAGCCTGAGGTTTTCTTCGGTCTGGTCCCGTACATTCCATGTCTTGTTCATCATGTTTTACTCCTTTTCCTTCAGGACGTGATAGATTTCGTCAAGTTTTTCCAGCACAGTCTTGATGAGCTGAATTGCCTCTCGCAGATCCTTGACTTTGATTAATGCCATAGGTTACACCCCCTTTCTGTATCGTTCTTCTCGTACATCAATGTGTGTGAAGTTTGTGTATCTGATTACGCCGCCTTGCTCCATGATTTTATCTGCGTACTTTGCAATTTCTCTACTGCTGTACCCTTTTACTACGATATCGGCGGCCATTCCTTTGCAGTGGTAGGAGTTTGGCGCTCCGTTTACTTTGCTGTTCCAGCTTGGCGTTCTGTATCCGCTGTTGATGATGACCGGAGCGTTGAAGTGGTTTCTGATTTTTTCCAGTGTTTCAATTAGCTCCGTTGCGATTAACAGATATTCGCTTTTATCTTTGCACTGGAACTCTTTTGCTTTGAAGTGGGTGCTCAGGTTGCCGTAATCTGCTTTGATGAACTTGATGTTTTTCATGGCTGTTTCCTTCCTCTCCTATTTCGGATTATATCAAAATAAGACGGAGCTGTCAACTCCGTCTTTGGTTCATTCTTTTTTGGTAAAGTACATCTTTACCGTTTCTGTTCTTTGCAGGCTGTACAGTCCTGGATGCCTGTTTGCGTAATCTTCTGCTCTTTGTTTTGCATATTTTGGCTCTGCACTGAGTTTTAGCACTGTTGTTATGCTTCCGTCATCTTCGAATTTTTGAAGAATTTTTCATTAGATGGCCGCTGTTGCGCGCTACGCGGCGCAACTTTCAGCGAAGCGCGGCCTTAGCTTTCCCGGCTGATTCCGGATTGCTTCTATTGACTTTTCAACATTTTCAACATAGTTTTCAACATTTCAACATTGTTAAACTTTAGCACAACAGAGTCTTTCAACAATTCAACAAGTTTTCAACAAATCTTTCAACATTGTTTTTTGTTTATTTTTAACGCTCTAACGTTTTAAAATTATACTTTTCAACTTTTCAACATACTCTACTACTACTACTACAACAAGTTATATTATAATACGTGCGCACGCGTGCGCGTGTACTTTTCGCGTGTACGTGTGTGCGCGATTAGAATGATAAAGCCCAGTACTTTACTTGATAGGTACTGGGCTAGGTGACACCAATTATAAAATACCACGCTTTTTCGTTTGTTTTTTGGTTACACGTTCTTTTGTCTCTAGGACTGTCTTATAGTCTTGGCTCTCTAATTGTAGTCTCTTCTGATTGATTGCGTCTTTTTGCCTGTTTTGCTTGATTTTCCATAGTCTTTCCGGGTTTTCTACTTCCATCTGCTTTTCGTAGTATCTTGGAATCTGCGCTTTTTTTCCGTTGGTGCATTGAATGTACCCTTGCCGCCAGATTTTTGCTTTGTGTTCTTTATAGTAATGGTCTCCAAGACCCGGTTTTAGGCTCATGCAAGCAAAAGGCTTTGTTTGTCCCAATTCGTAGTACGCATTGGCTTTCTTTCCGTTTATTTCGTACATTTTTTTTGTAACGTATCCTGCAACATATCTATAGGTTTCTGGAACGGCTTGCGCTATCTGTATTTGACCCATGCCCCATAGGCTTTCCAGCCATTTGCTGTTATAGTATCCGTTGTGATGGATTTTGTATAAATTTTCTAGGTCTGTCGGTTCCCATCCATACAGTATCATGTGATAGTGCGGTCTCGCTGTTTGTTCTCCGTACTCACCTGCTACAAAATAGCGTAATTTGCCCTTGTAAGCCTTTCTGAGACGCTTTAAGAATTTTTGAATATCCTCATACAGCAGAATTTGTACGCTGTCTGGGCGCTTCTCTCCCGGCTTCCATGTGTACTGCACTTTTCGCATGATTTCGCCTGTCTTTACTATCATGCCAGGCACATGGTCATCGTCATAAGTTAGTGTGATAAACCATACTTGTTCTTTTGGGTAATCTCTTGCTTCTAACTCTATGCGTGTCGTCCAGTCTTCGCGTTGTCTTATTCTGCACCCGATGCATTGTCCGCACGGTATCAACATAACTTTCGGATTATACATCAAATCTTCATACTTTAGCTGTTTCCCGGCTAACTGAGAAAAGCGGGCGAGTGAATATACCCGCCCGCTCACTTCTTTGTTATCTGGGTTGTACAGCCTGATTAGCGGCTTGTAACAACTCATTTTTTTCTTCCTCCTCCTGTGTGGAATTTTCCTCCACCTGCTTTGAATGGTACGGTTTTTTCTGTATTTTCCATCTGTTTATAGGTTTTGAGAAGGTCTTCGGTTAGCTGTACCGGACTGCTATAGCCTGTGCTCATTTGACTGCCCACGGCTTCTGCTAGCTGGTACCATTGTGATTTACTTTCGGATCGGCTAAAGTAGCTGTTTGGCACTGTGCCACTTAATGCTGATACTCCTAAAGCACTGGATGCTGGCATTCCCATACTTGCGCCTGTGATTGTTGCGCCTGAGCCGCCCGGCGTGCTTGCGCCACCTTGTGCGTATGCTAAAATTGGATTAAGTCCTGCTTTTCGCATATCTTCTACCGCTCTTTGGTATGCTGTGCTGCTCATTCTTTCTTGGAAATTGCGGTTTGCCAGTGCTTCTGCGCTGTTGTAAGACATGGCTGCGTTTTGCTCGATGTGGTTGTATATTCCTTGTTGGATTGCCCCCAACGTGTTGTATCCCATTTGCATGAGCATATTTTCGCGGTTTGTCTTACTTTGAAAACTATTTTGTCCTCCTTGCCACTGATAGTATCTGTTGAGGTAGTCCATGATTTGTTTGTCGTTTGTGCCGCCCTCGCTCATGGATGCGCTTTGTCCTCCGCCTTGGCTTTGGCTCATGTTGCTTCCTTGGCTCTGGTTTTCGCTTTTCTGTCCATAGTAGCTTGATAGGCCGTTGCCAATGAGTGACATTCCTGTCGTTACTACTTCTGGATGACTTGCAAGCCACGTGCCAGCTTTTGCCAGCATTGTTCCTAATCCTGCCATTATAAAATAGCCCGCATTTCTGCGGGCTTCCTCCTTTCTTTACAGCTTTTCCAGACCCGGTACGCTGTACAGCGGCATACAACGAGTTGTCTTGTTCATCACCCGGATTGCGCCGAAAAATTGGGGTTCATCTTGAACAATCAACGTTCGTGCAATTTCGGATTTGCCTTCGTTCATCCACTCTTGGCTCAGTGTCGGTATGCTTTCGTAGTTGTCCGCATAGTGCCAGAAGTCGAGCGTCCCCTCCGCATTGCTCCGCATTTTACCGCTTACACGGTTCGGTTTCATGCGATAGTCTGCCCATGCTTCCTGGTATCCGAAGGTTTCGTCATCCACTGGCGTTCCGGTTAGCATGATTTCCTTTTTCTTGACAGGCTGTTCGCCCAGATTTGCAAACTGCGGGAAATAGTAGTCCAGTCTGTCGCTACGGCTCCAGAATCGCTCTAGGCCTTGCTGATAGCTGTGATTATGTCGAACACACATAACACCGATAATAAACCCGTGTTCCTCAAAGCTCTTTGTAAAGGAGCTTTCGTTGATAGGTGTGACAGACATTGCACCGGTTTCGCCGATAGGCGTGTCTGCTTCGGTCTGCTGTCCAGACGTCTGCACAATTTGGTTAATGTTGATGTGATAGCGTCCACCACCCAGATACTCCGGTATCTGTACGGTTTTGTCGCTGATGCTTACGCCGAACAGTGCTCGCACCTGCTCACGGTATCGGCTGCCACCTCTTGCCAGTGCTTCGTAATAGTGCTGAACCGCAAAGGCTTGCCGGAGCTGGTTGATTGTGATGTTTACTGTGGATGCTTCGTACAGGCTTGTGTGGAGTGAGATTTGATTGTTTGGCATTCCGCTTGTACTTTCTGTAATTAATGTTCCATTGTTTTCCAGTCGGATGCCGTTTTTTGCGTTGCTCCAACTGCTGTCCAGTCCGTTGTATAGGCCTAGATTGTTCCAGCTTTCTTCTGAACTTGTTTTTGCGTTTGTTTTGTCGCCTGCATAAACTGGTGCTGTTCCTTCCAGCTGGATAGGAATGTTTACTTCCGGTCCGCGCTGAGGATACGGCAGACATGATGTGAAGTAGTCGTGGAATTTTGAGACCGGGAGACATGGCCCGCCTGTGTATGCGTCTAAGTATTCTTTTCCGGTTTGTTCACCTACGTATCCGTTGTCTCCTCTGTCGAAGTATTTTACTTCTTCATCTCCTTTTTGATACCATGCCGGATTATCTACGTTTTGGTCTCTGAAGAATTCGTTCCATATTCTGATGTATGCTCTTACTGGCAGTGCATTGATTTCAATATCGTTGCCTTTTCCTTTTTCGTTTAGGTGTGTCGGTACTCCCATATAGTCCAGGATGCTTTGCGTTTTTGGCCCTTTGTATGCTTCTGGCTGGTTTTCTTCGTTTGGATTTCCCACAATTTTGATTTTTGGTACTTGGTATGTCTCTGTAGGCATCCACGGTCTATCGTCTGCTTCTCCCATGAATCTTTTGAAGTTATCCCAAAGGATTCTGTTCGGACAGAAG